ACCTATTGATGTACCATTAACCTGTACTGCATGTGCACCTGTAACATCTTCATCTCTTCCAACTTGCAGTGTGCCATCTCTTTTAATTAAATAGTGATATCCGATTGTGTCAAAACCCCTATCTTTATGCCATTGTGTAACTTTTTCTACATCAATATCCATATCTGCTGGAGTTTGTGTGCAATGTATTACTATTATATCCGTTTTTTCTCTTTTGTCCATTAGCCAAATAGTCCTATTAGTGTTAGTATTGTTGCCCCTAGCCCTCCCAATATTGCATAAAGTAGGGTGTCTACTTTTCCATGCAACTTATCCACATCATCATGTAAGTGTTTAAGATGATTATTTTTTATTTGAGATACCTCTCTCTTTAATCCTGTGATATATCCATATAAGGATATTAAATGTTCGCTAGTTGTTTTGGGTTGTTTAGCCATTATTTTTCTAGAGGGTTTGGTTTTACAGATTCTTCTCCTGGTCCGAAAATAGTGTTAAATAAAAATCCTTCTATTTTGCCTAAATGATTATATGCGTCATCAAACAGGTATTCTATATCCATAGATGCTAATGTCTCTATTGTAAATTTTAACATTTCATTTTCTTTATCAATTAAATAATCTATTTGTAATTTTTTAAGTTCAGAATTAAGTGGCGAAGTAGCAATTATATTTCTTTTTTCTCTTGAAGTTCTCATCTTTAATTCTACTTTTTTTAATATTGGAGAAATATTACCAAATGCCTCAACCTCTGGAGTTATTATAGGTTCACCTTTTTTATCAGCCTCTTTAATTTTACCAAAAATACCTATTAATCTTGTTTCATGAGATTTCTGTAAATCCATTTGGCTATAATCTATTTGTTTTAATCTTTTAGCTTTAGCAATTAACGAACTCCACTCTTTATGATATTGTGAATTTCTTATAGGATAAGCAACTTTAAATCTTCTAGTTACTACACTCATAGCATTTTTAAAACTAGAAAAGTCTGCTTCATCTTCTCTTTTAGCTGGTCTTTCTACAGTGTCATCTACACCTTTAACTCTACCAGTTACAAATTTTTGAGTACCTCTTAACACACCTCCACCTAATATTTTAGGTGTTTCTGAAAAATCACCTTGTTCTAAAATATCAAAAGGATATTGTAATAATCCAGTAAAGTATGATCCAATTATATAATCCATTTCTATAGGTGTAAATACTGGATTTTTTACAGTGCCTTCTTTTTTTCTTTCTAAAAATGCTCTTGCATTAGCACTATAATTTGAAAGTTGTATAGCTAGTTTTCTTGTGCTAGGTCTTAATTGTAATTGATCTAATCTTTGTCTTTCATATGCACCTATAACTGGTGCACCAGAATATAAATTAGTATTAAACATCATTTCTATAAATGGTCTAAGTGCAGTTGGTAAAGGTGTCCCTGGCATTATTTGACTAAATGATTCTGCAACATATTTTTTAGTTACACCATCACTACCTTTATAAAGACCATCTAATATTCCAACTGCAACATTAGCAAATATTCCTAAGTCATAAGGTTTAGGCATTGCATTAAATGGTACTTCAGGATCTAATACTTTTTGACCTTTTTTATTAAGTACATAATTTGGAAATAAATAATTTAATTGTTTAATTCTATTATCTATTTTTGCGTACTCTGGATGTCTAGAATTTATATGGTATAATGCAATCTCTGGTGCTACAATAGTTGTTCCTATTAATGCAGCTGCTTTACCAGGTTGTTCAAAAAACACTCTACCAGTTCTATATAATCCCTGTATACTCGCATTTAAAAACATAGTATTTCTACTTAATGCATTTAGTAATACATTAGATCCACGCATACCAAAATCTGTTGCAACTTCTCTTCCTGCAAATGCAGCACCTATATCACTAAATCCTGCAGCTTTTGCTAATTGATATTCACCCATACGAGTTGCATATTCAGCTGATTGCACTAGTTTTTTATATTGTCTCCAGCCATACCCTATAGGTTTTCCTATAAATCTACCTAATTGATTTGTATAAAATTTAGTTACGTTAGATGATACACCTAAACTAGCACCTTTCTCTACCATTTTTTTAAGAGTTCTAGGTGTTAATGCTTCTGTTTCAGATCTAGAAGAATAACCCATACCATTAAGTAATCCCTCTTTATACATCTGTGTTTGCCTAAAAGCATTTATATATCCTTTAGCACTTGTAAATCCTGGGACATATCCTAAGAAAGGTATATTTTGTTTTTGTAAAGCTGATTCAACAACCTTTCTAGCACCTATTGATTTTTTTGGATCAAATTTTGGTATAATTGTTTTACCAAAAACTTCTAAACCTTGAGTACCTTTTAATTTTTGTTTTGCTAAAGTAGCTTTATCAAATGATCTACTACCTATACCAAAAGCTGAATTTATTGTACCAGCTAATGTATCTCTAATAATGTTAAATGCTACAAATGGGGGTGAATATGTTATCG